AACTAGCATCACCTATAGGACCCCAATCCTTGTCATGTATGTCATCTGCCAAACCTGCCATCTTTCGCTTTGCAAAGTTCCTTACATCTACCAATCGTAACTTAGCATCTAAATGCTTCTGAGTCCATACATGACCCTTATTCCATACTTTATCGCTCATCATACTCCTTCCATTTATTATCCATCTCTTCCTTTACTGCCTCTAACTCTCGAAGTGCCTCTATACGCTCTTCTACTTGTTGCCAGCCTTTCTTAAGAATATTCTCAATATCCTCCTTTGCCAACTCATACTTCGTCTCTACATTTGCAGCAACAGTCTGAAGACTGTCTAATATGTCACTCATGCTCCATCCTCCAATCTACTTACATATGCCATCAAAAACTTCTGACGTAAACCCATAGGCATCTCACTCTCATCTAACGCATACTCTATGCATTCACTAATATGCTCTATTACACCTTGTCTACCCGAATCTAACGCCTGCAACTTACTCTGCATCTCTGTCAACTTAGCAAACTCATGACCTCGAATATCAGTACCCTCTTTCTCTCGCATCCTTTCTAAATACTCTTGACGTACCTCCTCTATCTCCTCCAACTGCTTGCCAATGTAATCCTTGACCCTATGCTTAGTCTCCTGATTTATCTCATACTGCACCTCACCCTTTAACTCATCCCAGCCAAGCTTCCTAGCCCAACCACTAATCGTACTCTGGTCTATCTTCGTAACCTCGTCAAAACGTAATGCCAACTCCTCTGCAATCTGCCGCATATCTATGCCCTGCAAATACAACTCCATTGCCGCATTTTTTACAGCCATACTATAAACCTTGTTTTTAATCGGCTTCTTCTCTGCAACCGCATCTGCAACCTTCATGCCCTTCATCTGTTGTAACAGCTTCTTGCGCCTATCAGTCGTCATTCAACTCTCCTTTCTTCAACTCTGCATAAGCCCATAACGCATCCCACAACTGTTCTTGCATCGTAACCGATTCCTTCCTAGCTAGCTTGCGTAATGTCTCTAACGTGTCTATCCTATCCTCATACCTTCCTACACTAAGCAAGAACGTCTCTGGTTTAGGCTTGTCTTTTGCATATCCTACCATAAGGTCGCTATAAGCCCCCTCAATATAAACCTACGCCAAAAAAAAAATTAGCAGCTCACGTTTCAAAATATTAGAAAAATTATAGATTACCTACCTCCGAACCGTACCCCGTACCCCTTGACATGCAACGCCACCCTCTAGCCTCGCCCGAGAAAGAGCCGAGACGATACACGCCCGTGGTGACTTCTAAACCTGTTTTTGTGCTTGGAGGTTTATAGTAATCTGAATCATTCCAATAGTACTTTTGAGATTCATTCTTTTTGATGCTTTGAGAGGCTTTCTTTTGGCTCTAAATGATTATTGTATCTCTTACTATTCTGGCTATTGTTTCTATTGTTATTTTTGTTAATTCTGTAAGTTTTCGATAATTGGCGCTTTTGGGGTTTTTCTATCGTCGGTAAATACTGAAATATGTGTATTATTTTTTGATGGGTTAATATTTGCCTAATTTCGTGCTTAGAGTTATTTTTCTAATATTTGCCGAAAATAGCCAGATTAAAGCATATTCGTATAATATAATCAAAAGTAGTTTACAACGAATTAGAGCGGGGTTTAATGGCTAAGAGCCAAAAAGGGCCAAAATCATTATAATTTTATATAGAGTTGGCATTTTCTCGACGATGTCAGTGCTGTGCACTAGATTTTATTTTGTGCTTAGATAGGGCAAAATTACAAATTTCTGGAGAGCTTAGTATTTAAGTAACTTTTTTTTTGGTTGATTTTCTTTTATATACTCAAAAAGTAAAAGTTCGTTTCTTTAAATATAAAATGCAAGCGGGCCAAAAAATACGCTTTTTGACGAATCGTAAAAAAGGCCCAAAAAACACTGTTTTATTATATAGGATACTATAAACCCATTTATCGACGATAAAACAGCCTAAAAACAGGGTGTTTTCACCTATTATAAGAGAAATACTAATTTTTGATTTACTATAAGTGAGGACGTTTGAAAACGAACTCAAGGAGAAAAAAATATGTACACACAAAAACACATAACTGATTTCGCAAGCAATGAGGGTCTAGCCGATGAACTAGCTAACTTCTTTCAGGAAGTCGAGGAGTTCGGAAACTCCAGAGAGTATAGGTATGACTACGGCTTTAGGTGCTTCGTCAGAAAGGGAGGTTTCTAAGATGGATAACAACATTTACAATATTGGGGCTGTTTTAGAGGAAACTGGAGAGACTACAGAGTGGAAAATGCCTAAAGGTAAAAAGGCAGTCGATTTTGTAATTTCATTGTCTGAAAATATGAGGCCAGAAGTACACCAAAAATACATAACTTTAGGGGTGCTTTGTTCGTCATTCCCTGACGTCGATAGTGAAACCATAATTTCGATGCTTAAAGAAGCTGGAAAATGGGAGGACTAAAACATGTCGAAATTATGTTCATATATCGGTATGAGTCACTGGACAAATACCTCTATCGTCGAGCTAAAGGGAACCGCTGAAAAGGTGTGCCAGTCTTTCAGCTCTAGGCTCGATAAAATGGGCGATGAAGCTAAGAGAGAAGTTAGTGATATTTTGATAGAGTTGGCGGGTGAATTACACCTTAACTGGAAACACCTAAACGAGGAGGTCAAAGAATGAATAGAAACGAAGACGGAAAAATAGAGGTAAACGGGCTTATTTTCAATAGGGAATTTTGGCACGAAAAACCAGAGGTAGCCACTGACCCAACGGGAGGCCTTCAGTACATCAAAACCAAAAACGATTTGGCGAATAAATGCCGAGGTTATTTTATGCAATATAAGTTTCCAAATATGGACGAATTTAACGAGGAATTGAGCCACGATGAAAAGCAAAAATTAGGTACTGATTTTCTAACCAATGCAGGCTTTGGAACAAAAGAAATTTCGAAGTGGCCTTACTACTCTTGGACTATCCCAATTAAGCTTCAGACTGCTAAGGATATGGTAAGAGAAATATTCAAAGAAGAAATGGCCGAGGAAATCAAAGAACATGAAGAATCGTATAAGCTCCGCAGAGAGTACGAAGAAGACATGAAAAACCGTGGTATCTTGGCCCGTGGTATTGAGGAATTTATTAGTTTCAAAACCACCTTCACAACCCGACAAACTGCCATGAAAAATCTAATTGAAAGTATCGAGTTGTCTATAGGTCGAAATCGCTTTAGAACTTTAGCAGCTAAGAAAGACGGCCACGGGAATTATGGATATATCCCCGAGGAATTCAGGATAAACGCCTTTGAATCGATGGCTTACGCTAAGGATTGGTTGAAAAATTTTGAACCGATTATAGAGGAGCTTGAACGCCTCGAAGACGTGTTAAAATTTCCTTGGGAATTGAGCCTAGAGCACAACGGAATTAGGGACGAAAAATTGCAGGATATTAGCCTTAGAAAATTGATTGATTTTAGATATCAAGATTTTTTAACTTTCCTTATGGATTTCAAACTAAGATTTGGAAAACGCCACGGAGACTATAACCGAGATGGTCGGATGTTATCAGGTTGGGCCGTTGCGAACTATACTTATGGTGGTGAATATGTAAGGGAGGGAGATGCCTCAGAATGGGACGTTTTCAACTGTGAATCTAACCTTAGATATGGCAGGTATGGAGCGACATGGCGCCAGTGGCTCGAAAACAAGGCGTTAAAGGGCGAAATAGAGGCCCTAGCTGACCCGCACACCCTGCACAGCATCGTAAGCAGAACCAACCATTCACGGCACCGCCACAACCAAAAATATAAGTTATATCGAAAACCTATGATTCTGGTTACAAAATCAGAGCTAAAAGAGGAGGCCGAAGAATGAGAAGTTATACCGTAGAAATCGAAACAGATTTACCCGAATTGGTACACGATGCTATAGAGGAAATTAAACGAGTTATTGGCGAGTTTGTAAGTTCTGGAGATATAGACGAGAGCATGGATTCTTACGCCATAGACGATGTGCTAGATTATGACGGAATAAAGACCCAAATTATAGACGGGATGGTACCAGTCTATACCTACGATTTAGAAGCCTTGTTTTATGTCCATAAACGGGTTTTACTGGATGCTTTCCACGATGCTGGAATTTGTGAGGTTAGAGAGGTAATCAGCAACCCTGATAGTTTCCCGCTTGGCATCGAGGGTTTAGCTATATTCTGCTATATTGAGCAGTTCGTTAATGCATGGATGTACGACGATATGCAGGACTGGTTTAATGAAAAATTTGGGGGTAACTAATGGAGAAATGCACGGGGAACTCTCGACGGTGTCAGTGCATGACCTGCTCCCATAATCGAGCAGAAACGGCCTATTATCGAGCGATAGAATATGCAGAGTACTACGAAGAGGTGACCGATTGAGGGGCCTTCTATCGTCGATAAGTAGGGCCATAAGTTCGGCTCTAGCTGAACCCCCCTGAAAACCTAGAAACTTTTGTTTTATCGTCGGCGGTTCTAGGGTCCGCCGACCCCATTTTATCTTCAATCAGCGTCAGCCTTGAGGCTTGCCTTTATCCTCGGTTCTATGGTACGCATAGGATAAATCAAAAATCCAATTTGGCAACTAGGGTAATTAATCCAATACAGAAATCCATTTCTGATACGTTTCCGTGGCCGATAGTAGGGTTTATATTATCCCAGAATACCAATACAGTCCAGAACCATTTTCAGCCAATAGCGGCGCTCCTAGCGCATCTTTTTAGATTTCACTATAATTTATCAATCAATAATTATCTAATTTTATTTGATTTATTGATTTATATCTTGAATATACCTGATTTTGGGCCAACAGGATATTTTGTTTAACCCATAGAAACAGGCCTAGAATGACCAAAAATACACAAAAAAGACCCTACAGGGTATTTTGTTTAACCCATAGAACTGCCTGTCTACAACGTTTTTCGACGATAACGGGTTTACATAAACCTTATATACTGGGTTTGTATAAGCCTAATAACATGAAACAAAAACATGACACACAAACAAAAGCCAGCCAACCACAACTACATGGAGAATCAGGTACTATGCTCCGAGGAGATATAGGAGTCTACTGGACTCAACTTGAATTAGCTAAGAATGGAGTTGCATCAGATTACATCGATAAAACTAATGATGTATATCTATGGGAAAGAAAACATAACATAGAAGTTAAGACTGCAAAAGAAACTACCACAGTTCGTACTGGTAAGAAGATGCAGCGCAATACTTATGAATTTAAATTTGATGAATACCAATGTCAGAAAGATTCTTTTGATTATGCAGTCTGTGTTGGATTGGATGATGATGACAACGTTGAAAATTATTATATTATTCCACAACCCTTCATACATCATATAGCTAAAAAGAAAAGAAGGAAAGATAGTAAAGTTAGTTTTTCTATTTTAAAAAGACCTAGTAAAAGTCGTAAGTATTGTAATACATATGACAAGTTTGAAATCTGTAAGAATATTGGTTTTGATTTATTCAGGAATGATAACAAAGCTAGCTTTACTAGAAAGAAAAATTATATGACTAAGAAACTTATAGAGTATGGTCCTAAGTGTAGAGAGAATTTTAAGAAAGATTTTATTGAATACTTCAATAATGGCGGTACTATCAAAGGTGCTATGGATAAGTTCCAGATGTACACAGCAGCCATTACAGACTATAGAGTTAAGTTTGGCCTTACTGTAAGAGCTAAGGATTACGTTCCTGTTAGTTATACTTGTAAGAAATGTGGTTATACTACTAAGAATAAAACTAAATATGAGAGACATCTTAACAGAGAGAATCCTTGTCATAGACATAAAAGATGGAGGGCTAAATAATGCAGAGGTGGAAAGATTACTTCTGTGATGAGTGTGATGCTTGTGGAGAAAGCATCGAGGACTTATTATATGTTATTAATGAGTCAATGGGAATATGTGGTGACTGTTATGAGAATACAGAGATATATATTGTAAGAGAAGAGATTTACTTCCTAGAAGGAGAAACAAATGAATAAAACAAACAAAGAACTAGTGTCCGTTGATGAAATGATGCGGATGAGCCTGCAAGAAATCAAAGACTATCATAAGATGGTTGAAGATAATGCCAATCACGCTTGGCATGTAAAGCGTGTAAAAGAGGCAATGACCGATGCCTCGTAAGAAAGAAACTACGGGTGTCGAAAGACATTTCCTATACGAACTATTCGCTATGAATACAGACGTGCTTAAAGAGCATCTATTCGCAGTTAATGATGCTGCGCTGTATCATAGAGATAAACTAGCTGACGTAGACCGTTACAAGTATCGTATTGAAAGAATACTCAAAGTAAAGCAATGGTTAGATGCAGAGGAGCAATCTATCAATGGGTAGTTGTACGAAGTGTGGCGGTGCATTCAAACTTGATGTTATTACTAGTAGTGATAACGCATATGATTGTCTTATGCTTAATTGTAGTAAGTGTGGTATCATAGTAGATAAACAATTTATGAAAAGGAGTAAAGATGAAATTAGAGAAAATTAAAGTAAAGGTTGGAGCTACTAGACCTACAGCTAGGCAATACGAATCTGTAAGGGCAGACATTGAATTAGAACTAACAATGGATGAAGAAACCTTTGTTGAGGATTGGAAACGTATTAGAAACAAAGCTAAGATAATGTTACTAGAAGCAATGGCCGACGCAGAGAAAGGAGTTCAACATGGCAACAAAAATGGTTAGAGTTAATTCATTAGCTGTTGCCAAACGTTGGCTTGAACAAATGAAAGAGAGCTATCATCCTAATCATCATAATAGATTAGGTATATGGGAAAGACCTAGACAGTCTTACGGAAGAAAAGGTTATCATCATACTGATAGTATGATATATGTAGTAGGTCATTCCAAAGCCATAGAAGCAAAGATAAGTCATTTAGGAAAAAGATTAAATGAAAATGATTTGTAAACATGCTGCACAAGTAGGAACTGATAAAGGATGGTTATGTTTAGAGTGCGGTGAGATAGTAGATTAAACATCCTAAGTAAAAGAGACACACACCTTTGTTTCCACTGGAACTATACAAAGGTGTCTCTAACTTTTTTTTTATTTTTTTAGAGAGGTACGGCGGCTTATTAGCTATAATAGAAATATTCTAACTTATATAATAAAAGTTCCAGTGGAAATGAAGGTGTCTGTCTCTCTATTTATTCTTGAGAAGCTATTAATTGAGATATACTTAGAGATGGGTTTCCTAGTGTGATAGTACTACTTACACTATCTGTAAATGTATGTTTAACAGCTACTACTGGTAGTATTTCTTTTTTACCTAAAGTAGGAACTCTTACTTCAATATAATCTCCTAGTGTGATGTGTTCACCACCATTCATTACTATATTGTATGTAAGTGTAGGTTCTTTATGTAATAATACTGTTTGATAAGCTAACTCTTCTAATCTATCTCTACGAGATGTACTTAACTTGAATACCTTACCATAGACTCCATGTCTTGCTACACTACCGTCATCTGTTACAGTTACGAATAAACTAGGGTCTTTACTACTTTGATATGTAGCACTGTTTACCATTGTACTAGAATTTATATTAGCAAGAACTCCTGCACCAATCAAAAAATTACTATCATCCGAAACAGTCATTAGAGGTTTAGTCGTAATATTAGTAGGGTCCTCTAACCAAAAGTCCATAATGTTATTGCGGCGTATTGCATATCTCCATTGTAAAGCTACTACACTCTTATGAAAGTTATCATCTCTTACATCTACTAAATATCTAAAACATTTATCTATAAACTTTCTTCTTGTCATTAAACCAGTTAAATCCATATCATCAGTAGCAAGGATGCCACTACCTTCTACTAACTCACTAGTATCAATGTTTTTGTAATTACAAGCATTTGATGCAAGCATATACAAGTCTTCTCCTATTACATCATTACGTTTGTATTCTACTATCTCTGATGATTGGAGCTGCGTTACTAAATCAAACGCTGTAAAAGAAGATTCATTATAGGAAGGATTAATTTCAGTAATGATTCCTTGAAAGTCTAAGTTATGATTGGTCTCATTAGTACCGACCTTTATAGTAATATTAGAACCAATACGTAATAATGATGTAGATTCTATTCCTCCTACAAATACCTTGACAACCCTAGCTGCATCTACTTTATGGTCAAAATCAATCCCTGTGATAAATGGAAAAGGTATGTTATCTACAAAACATTCTATATCTATAATATCTGAGAATAAGTTATTTCTCTCAAGGGTTGACATCTAAGAAACATCCTCACCCAATATAATAAACTGTAACTCTGCTAAATACTCACTAGTTAATTCTGGTCGTTTAGTTATAGAACCATTTACAAATTTCATTCTATATGTAACATCAATGGCATTGACAGCATCAATCCTACGATTATCTAAAAAGACATAATCATAAGTGTCACCTTCAATCAAAGACCTCATCTTACGTAATCCTACCTGTGATAGTATTCTAACATTCAAAGTCATAGTAGGTAATCCCATTTTATTACGTGTTACATTTGCAGGATACTTACGGTTACCTAATGGCATAAGACCTACAACACCACCCTCTCTATTCTTTCTCATATCTAATATAGCTATATCATTACTAGTAAGTGTGTTTTCTGTAGTGTTAATATCATAATCAGTTGTAGTAATCAAATCTAATACATGAGGTTGTGCTACTACTATAGAGTTAAATGAGATGTCATTATTTACTAAGAAAGATGTAGTATCATCATCTATGACATGTGATTCAAAACTTACAGTATCAGTGTATGTTCCACTTGTAGTAAAGCCTACGGTTCTATTTGGATTCGTAACAATCCTAACAATATCGGCTTCTTGGTTATCTTCAGTTGCAACTCCTGCAGTTATGAAGTCATCTACATCACTACCGTAAACATATGCTTTGTCAAATATACCGCTGCCTGATGATTCAAATCCAGCGAGCTTATAGTACTTTGGTGTAGCGTAACTGCCATTGTTAGATGTATTACCTACTACAATTATATCATCTTCAAAGAATCCGTTGTTTACCCAGCAAGTATCATTAGCAGAACTACTATTAGCATCAGCAGATTGTACAAGTATTGAATCTCCTGTACCAGAACCAGAGCCATCATGCACAGCAAAATCAATCTTACCGCCGCTATTCAACCCTTTTAATCTAGCAAAGCCACCCCACCTATATCTTAATTCAGGGTCATCAACAGGCACAGTAGTATCTGATACATATCGTAATTCATTATTTACAATAAATGGGTCTACAATCAATATGTCTAGGTCATCAGAAGTATGGTTTATTGCAGTGCTGAAGTAGTAACCTCGTATAACATAAAGGCGGTTGGTTGCAGAGTCAGTACGTATTATTTTCATATACTCAGTATCTATTTTAATTACTTGACCTGCTTTGAAAACCTGAGTGTTGTCCACATCTATCATCATTTCAGTGGTGTTAAGCGTTTCATTAGTCAAAACACCAGATAAACGAGTTGTCCAATCAGCATTTAATGCAGCTAGAATGTAACGACTGCCATTAGTATCTGTACTATCTGCAGTGGTTACAACTGCCACTTCTATACTCTTGTAAAAATTAAAAGTATAGTTACCCGCTACACCCTCACCACCAGCATCAGTTCCTTCTTTCAAAACAACTGCAGCATCAATACCATCTATTAATCTTAATTCTTCACTAACATAATCATAATGAGAGAAGGTAGAATCTTTGTCATTGACAGGAGAACCATCTGCCTTAAACGAAGCTAAACCATACACCTTAAGCCTCATAGTAGACATGTTACCGTCATCTAATTGTATTAATGCAACTCTTTTAGTTCCTGTATCAAACACTTCATTGTTATTACTAAAAGCCCCCATTGTGGATAATGTAAGTGTGTTACCAGACTTACAAGCAAACAAATGATTCTGTATCTCTTTATTACTTCCAATAGCTCTACTCTGTGCGGAGCTAATAGTTAACATATTATTTAAATCAGCAAATTTAGAAAATAATACTTTACGTCTGCTAGTAGTTAATCTGGAAACAGGATTAGATTTATTGACTGTAGCACCAGTTGCTAATGGGTGTTTCTCACTTACAAAGCCATTAGGGTCTCTTACTCTTACTTTAATTGTCTTTGTACTACCTGCACTGTCTGTATCATATCTATGAGTTATTGTAAGGTTACCGTTAGTAGTAGTAGCTGGTGCAGTTGCTTGGTCAAAGAAATACTCACTATAATCTGCATCGGTATCGCTTGCACCAGCATCCCAGTTTACTAACACACTAGAAAACTTACCACCAAATTCAGCAGCACCAATAGATGTAGATGCTACAGTTAATGTTGTCTCTTCACCTATTGCTAATGTAGATGGAGATATAGCACTACTGTTTGCAACCTCTGGTCTGGTTACTGCAATAACATTAGACGCTCCACTATTATCATCTGTGTTAACTGAATCTTCTGCAAATAATCTAAAGTAATATGTGGTGTTATCGCTAGCTAAAGGATTACCAGTAAGTGTACTTGTATCAAAAGAAGTCTTACCTGTGTCGGTAAAATCTGTTACATTATCATCTGCATGGTCTGGTGTTGGGTCTGATGTAGACCAAACTATACTGTACTTTTGTAAATCCTCTGAATCAGTATCTTGATTGATTGTAATCTTTCCTGTTGCACCATCAGGATTTGCAGCAATAGCAATCTTAGGAGAAGAGGGAGTTGGTATTTCATAAGTTACAAAATACTTAGGTACAAGTCCTGAGCCGCCTGCGTCAGAATCATCTTCTATAGTCATAGACCCACTTGTTGCCCATAACCCAACATTTACAGTAGAACCAAATGTTAGATTTTCATTTTGTACTGCTACTTCATCTATTACTAAAGTATCTGTACTAGGTGCATTTAGATTAAAACTATCAAGCACTGCGCCTTTTAAAGGACCGGGATTTATTGTAGACTCTGAAGCACCATCAAATGCAGGTTCCCATATTACGGCGCTGTTACTTGCATCATCAGGCCCATACCAATTAGCTTGATTTTCTGTAAAGCCTTCATTTAAAAAACACATTTGCCCTACACATGCAGCAGGCCCAGCAGTTAATCTACGAATATCAATATGTATTTTTCTTAATATTGCGTTTGAAGGAATGCCTAATGTTTCAACATCTGCAACTACAAAAGACAAAAGCGCAACATCTTCAGTAGTGCTACCTGTATCTTGACGTATGCTCAAAACAGAAGGGTCATTGTTAGTGCCCGGAGACCCTTCATCCAACCATGTTGTTGACGGTATTGGTATTTTGGCGCCACTAGTATCTGCAGTTTGTCCCATTATTGCACCGGCCCTGCTAGTCTAGTTATAGACCCTCCTGCACCACTAATACTATTTCTCAATTTACCATCAAAGTTTTCTACAAGATTTCCTGAAGAACGAATAGCGTTTCCAACACCATTAATAGTATCTATAACACGTTTTAACGCAGCATTTAATTCATCTGAAAAGTCTGCCATTTGACGGAGTTCTCTAGCAAAAGAATTTACCTCATCTCTGTAGAAAATAAATGCTACTCCTAATGCTACTACAGCTAAAGTTACACCAACAATAATTGCCACTAAACCTCCTAAAGTCAAACCAAGCGCACTCGCCGCAGTTGTAAGCCCTATACTTGCCGCACTTGCTTGAAACGCTGATGTGCCTACAACCGTCATAGCACCACCAACTAAAACAAACAATGCAATGATAGCCTCAAGTGGACCAACAAACAATTCAATCAAATCTAAATATGTGGCTAACTGCTCTCTTGATTCTTCAGTGCCTACTCCTAATCTTTCAGCCGCACCAAGAGACTTTCTAAGACCTCCTGTAAACTGATTCAAAGCACCAACAGTTAGAGCCATGCCTCCTGTAAATGCCATCATATCAAAGTTAAGACCTTTTGTACTATTTCCTAATTCTTCTAGTTCATTGCCTACCTTTTCAATATCATCTGAAGCATTGTCAACACCATCTAAAACAATCCTAACTACATACTCATCTGCCATACTTAGTTATTGCCTCCGCTTTTATTTGGTCAAACTCTGCTAAACGTTTTTTATTAACATGATTTGCAACAGCCATGTGTTCTGATGTTAACATATTTACAAAGCTAGCTAGCGTATCTCTGTCATACTCATCTATACAATCCCACATCTTATGCACTTGCTCATAAGTCATCTTGGGTTCTTCTATCATCAACTCTAACATACCGATGTAAATAGGAATGGTTCGCATCTTTGCATCTGCTAAAACTGTGTAATCCTCCTTAGTCATTAGCTCTTTAGTCTCCATCATCTTGTTAGTTATCTTACGTAATACTGGTGCATCCTTTGTAAGTTGTACTTTGATATCATGAAACTTGACGTCTATTTTATCCCAATCTTCCGCCGTAAGTCTTTTAAGGACTATCACAGGAGCTTTCTCTTTTTTAATATATTTACGCCATCCTTTAGGTTTGTTAAACTTAGCAAGACTGTGTAGATGAACCACTTTTCGGTCCCAATATTCTTTCTCAACCTGCCCTATGTCAAGCAGAGGGGCGTCTAACTGACCTCTAACGCTTACCATTTACCTACCTATAATGACCAATCAGCACTGATTGCATAAGCACTGTAGTTAAGGAAATCTCCATTACCTCTAAACTTTATTGAAACTGTTTCTGTAGTTTCGCCACCTGCGGTAACAGGTCTTGAGAAAGAAGTAATGGTTCCATTCGTAAGTGCTATTGAACCATTTGTACCGAAATCTAATCTAATCAAAGGAATGACTCCATTGTTTGTATCACCTCTGTATATGTCATACAAATCTTCGTTTTCTGCAGTCATTGTAAGGTCTAATGTAATATCTGCTTTACCACGCCTCATCTTGCTGTGTTGCAACCATTTTATAGTTGAAGCGTCTTGACCAAGAGTTCTTGCTGGCACAGGCATATTATTATTTGCAATTTTTAAAGATACAGTTTTTATATTGTTAAAAGCTGTAAGTGTCTCATCTGCATCGTTAACAACAGGAATTGCAACATTACTACCAATCATTTTGTAAATACCTTTTAGTAAATTCTGAGGGTTTGCACTTCCTGCGTTCGCTGTTGCTGAGCTTGTAACTCCTGCATTTAATACTGCAGTAAGTTCTGTAATGGTTTCAGTATTAGAGTGGTCTAAATCTATAACTCCATCTGACACTATAGCTGCATCGTCTGGACCATCTCCATCATAACCATCGTCTGGATTGCCTGCAGTGTTAAATATTTTCATGTATCGCTCACCTACTTCTACAGAATGTCCTAATGTTCTGTTTATAGATATACCATTTGTAGTTGCAGTAGAATAGCTTACAACTAAATCAGTTGGCACTAATGGGTCAGCAGTAGGTGGTGATGGCCATGCTACTGCAGAATAATCTGCACCTCCACCACCATCTGGCTGTAAAAATCCTGCAAAATTAGCATCACTGTCATCTTGTGTATAAAAGGCAGTACACTGTGAATCTAATGTAATGTATCCTCCTGTAGTGTAGTCTGCTTCTAATGTAACCTCATTAGGAACAACTCCAGTAACTAAAGAATAATCTCCTGCAGTGTCCCTTGCTAATATTGCTAATGAATCTGCAGTGTTTGTAAGTTTAGATGGACTTTTTGTAGAACCATATTCAGTAGTGCTACCTATAGCTCTACCAAGTAATTGCTGCCAACCAGTTCCTTGACATGCAACTTTAAGAGGCAAAGTAACTGCAATCGGCCCTGCTGCGTGATGTGCATCAGTTGATTGCCCAATACTTGGAACAGGAGTTATATTCATCTCTACCGCTCTTGGGTCAAATGTGTCCAGTAGACCTAAATGTGTTAATGCCGTACCCGGTGGGTCGCCATACGTGCTTTCGACTTCAAATGCCGCTTCTACAGTTTGTGCTAATCTTACCATTATATCACCGCCTCGTAACTTGTGAGTTCACAATCGAGAACGTAACGATACCAGCGACGTTGTTTGTCAGACTGGTCAACACGAGATAATAATTTTATCTCAGAATATGTGCCATTGGATTCACTTGTGTTGTCAAGCGTTATAGCACCTGCCCTAATGTTTCTTATTATAGAAACAACTTCTGAATATAATTTTCTAAGTCTTGACCTACTTACCTTAGTTGCTATGTCGATTGAAATACGTGAGTTACTTCTATCAACGCCTTTACCAACGCCTAGAAAATCGTGACTAGATGCTATTTCGTAACATCTAACCACATCTGTATCTTTTAAATTAACTTTATTTAAATCCCATGAATCGCCAATAGAGGGTTTTGTACTGTCTGTTCTAGCACTTGTCCAGTTGTCATCTAATAATTTAGATATAGTAGTAACAGGGTCATCTAATTGTGCGTAAGTCGTAGACATTATGGCAACACCACGTTGCCTACACCTAATCCACCAACAGCTCTTGCCATTGTGAATTTGCGGTCTAATCTTTTATTGTCTGTAAGGATTTTCATTGCCATATCTTCAAACTTCTGAGATTTAGTAGCGTTATCCATAGAATCATCTGCCTCTTGCATAAGATTTAAATCATCGTTCATTGCAATCGTTGCTGCTGTAAAATAAATAGTTGCTAGTTTTATGTCCTCTGGAGTAGTTGCAGTTGCATATCTATATGTTACATAAGCATCTACGTCACTAGGACTACCAATCAGATTGTTTATAGTATTGTAATTAGCAATGTAAATAGTTCCTCTGTGTGTATCTTGCCAATAATCCTTACCAACTATATCTGTAGGAGTACCGCTTCCTGTTTTACCAGATGAAGGATGTAAATAATCTACATATGCAGAATCTTGCCAAATATTCAATAAATCTCCTTGACCATTGTCTAAAGCTAAAATAGGAAAATGTCTTAATTGTATTCTACCATACACGTTAAATCCTTGATTGCGCACACGTTGTATTCTTACTCTTTCTTCTATAACATCACCTCTGGTGCTTGGGTCAGAATTCCAAGCGTGGTCTGTAAGTTGATTTACTCTTGCTTGCGCCATTTCTATAAATGACACTACTGTAGTATTTGTAGGTGTTGTACTACCACTAAAGTTAGGTACTTGTAAGAAAGCTGCTACGTCTTGTTCACTACAGTATATCGCTGACATTATAGTATCCTACTGAGCGCCGTATTCATCAACTTTTCGCCAGTAGTTGCTACAACCATACCGTTCATGTCAATAGGTTGTCCTGCCATGTTCCAGCCGATTGCTCCAACTGGTAACGTAAGGTATCCTTGCTGTTGTGCCAATGGTGGAGGTCCTCCGCCATTTGCTGTATAGAACTGTTCTCCGTTAGCTAGTGTGTCTAACGCTGGAGGTGGTAACTGCCAAGCTTGTGGTTGGGTGGTAGCTGCGCCTACGCCGAACCATGTCCACGGCTTAAACATACTAGCCCCACCCTGCATAGGCATCTGCTGCTGCATATATGGGTTTGGCATCATTGGTTGTTGAGTCACGGCAGGAGCTTGCTGGAGTTGACCATCGCTTCCATAAGGATTCTGCCAATTCAATACGCTATGATGTGCATTGTCCTCTGTAGCCCACTCCTCATGCAAGGTGAGACGAGCATTAAGCTCCTCCGCAGCCTCGTCACCATACATAGTTCTAGGATGCCAGTCTATCTGTGTGTTATAGACTGTCTTTAAAAATTCCATGTTGTCTTTCAAATCAGTAGGTACTTGTACTTCAGTCTCGTTTGCTAAAGCCTCTAGCATCTCTACACAATTCTTTATGACAGGATACAAATATTGTACCATTCTCATTGTTGTATTCTCTGCTGCCTTCGCATCGTAATCTGGATGCTGTATCTTATCTACCGCTACAGGATTTAAATATCCTGATGGGCTTCCTGCATATCCGCTCATAATTTCCTCCAA